CGCGCCCATCCTGGTCCCAGTGTTTTGATGTTGGGATCCTTGGTCTCCAAGTCTACGGCAATCTCCTTATGACCCGTCAGGTCAGGGAACTCCGATGGGATGTTCCAATCTTTGTCGATCAGGTTCAGTTCGTTCTTGATCTGGTGATGCAGGTCGCTGCCAAATAAATTATCCATCTTTGTTCGCCATAAATAAATTCAACCTTTTGGCTATCTCATCCTCACGATCAGTGCACTCGCAGCCCAACGCACTGTACCCGACCTTATCTACCCACCCGTCTGTGGAATCTAAGTTGTGCAATAGACGCGCCGTCTTCATCCAGTCGAGCATCAAAGCCACATGACGTGGAGTAATGTACCCGTTGGTTGTCTGGGCTTCCTTAACTATCAGGTTCCACCCGTCAGCTATGCGCGTGAAGTTATCGTATGCATCTCCGTAATCCTTGGCTCGATCACCGTTGATGTATTCCCCTGCCTTCTCTAGGACCTTGTCTCTTTTCATAATTCGTACCTGTATGTTTTATCTGTGTCCAATATGTGCAGTTCCTTTCTGGCTCTTGTGATGCCAACATAGAACGCACGGTGCTCATCGTCTGGGTGCTTGCTTCGCACACTTGCTTTTGTAGATGCCAAGAACACAACGCAGTTGTCATCCTCGCCGCCTTTCATGGCATGGAACGTAGACACTTTGATCCGAGGCGGTTCCGTTATGCTCTCCCCTCTCCGCTCGATAGACTGAACGTACAGCTTATCGTCGCTGCCTAATCGTACCACGTCCATCGGATCTCGGTCCAATGGGGCTTCCATTCCATACCCCAATAAATCCTCGTAACAGAACAGCTTCTCAGGAGGCGCAGCGTCGAGCAGTTTTATTGCCCCATGCTTCACTACCTTATGCTCCCCACGCTTTGGTACAGCGTCGTACAGTGCCTTGGCTTGGACGATGTTGATACGCCCACCACCCTGCAAAATACGCCACAACACAATGGCCTGACCTGACTTAGGGTCGATGGACGGGTGCCCCTTCACACTATACATGTACCCCGCCTCCCGCAACTTGGTTGCAAACTCTTTCACGAAACTGTTGGTTCGAGCCATGATGGTCCATGACCCCTGATGTAAGGGGATCGTATCCAAAGTAAGGTGGTAGTCGATCTTGCCTTCCTCTTCGCGAGGATGAAAGTCTTTGGGTATACGGTTGTGTATACGCTTCGCAATCTTTTGGGACAGCCCGTGGATCTTTCGAGGCAACCGATACGACTGGCTCAACACCTCGATGTTATTGGTCAAGGTGATAAACTTCTTCACGTCAACGCCCGTCCATCTGTGGATAGCCTGATCATCATCCCCTGCATAGATCACCTCATCCGAGGATGCAGCCATGTGCTTGACCATGTCCAACTGCAAAGGAGTGAGGTCCTGTGCTTCGTCCACGATCAGTAACTTGAACCGAGGGAACTCCACGCTCATGGCCCTCTCGATCAGATCAACGAAATCCAACTTGGACTGCATAGTCTTATAGACGGTCATGCTCTTCTCAATCTGCACCATCTTGACGTAGTGCATATTGTGGTCACCTTCCTCGTTGTACTCCTGCTCCAGTGACACGCCACGGTATCTGGCTCTGTCTATCATACGCATGTACTTGCTGCCGTCACCGCCCCCTGTTTCGACAACTAGCCGCCCCTTCTCGGGATCCGTCTGGTCCATCCCGTCGAACGACACGCCGAGGTGCCTACCCATTGACGCCCAATCATCCTTGTCCATGATGCTGCCACGGGTCAGACCCAAGGCGCGGAAGGCTATCGAGTGCAGGGTGCGGAAGTACGCAAGCTGCTTGATGTCCAAGCCGAACTCGTCGAGCACACGCTCCACCGCTTCTTGTATGGCCTTACGGGTAAACGAAACAAACGCAATCTCCTCGGGACGGACACCATCCTCGAAGGCTTGGTGTATCCGTTGGATTAGAGTGTAAGTTTTACCGCAACCAGGTGGGCCGAGGATCAACTTCTCATTCGTCATTTTTACCTCGTGGGCGTGTAGCCAACCACTTCACAACCTCGGCCTCAACCCAACGACTGGTGTTGTTCTTGGACCCACTCTCCTCGCCCAAGATAATAGGCTTGGGGAAGGTGCCCTCTTTTACCCACTTGTATATCGTGGACTTGGATACGTTCAGCCAATCGGTGACCTCCGCTATCCGCATAAGTTTGTCTTCAGAATGGAATGTCATTGTTCATGCCCTCACTTTCTAATTCTATTTCAGCTTGCTCAAACGCAGGAACCCACCAGACACGCAGCGTTGACCGCTTGCCATCAGTCTTTCTGATAGCGTGGTGACCATGGCACTCCTGCCCCCCGTTCATTTCTTTCAGCCGCTCTTGTACCTCGGCTCTGGTATACTCGTTAAACCCTCGGTTCTTTAGGAACTGCATGATCCCTGCGATAGTGAACCGCGTGTAACCATCCTCGGTCCACGGCTTGCCCATCTCCATCTCCTCGGGAACCATGGCTCGGATGCGGCTCGTGCAGTACACCTGCAACAGTTCCTTGAACTGACCCTTGATCGTCATCTCTTCTGGCACCTCTTGCTTCACAGACTTCGACATCAATTCGTTGACCATCTGTTGCCACTTCTGTGCCTTGAGTGTGGGAGGCATCATACTTAGCTGCTCCATGCACTGGCGTTGCCAAAGGCTTTGGTTCTGTAGTTGCTCCGTGTTTAGTTGCATGCGCTGCCCGTCCACATCCATGAAGTACAGGCGTGGTTCTGATAGCAGGATCGTCAGGCCCCCTACGTTTGGCATGTCAGGGGCTTGGTTGCCCACGCCATAGGGTCGGGTCTTGCATACATTCTTGTCACAGAAATCTTTGAGCGGACACACATCACATTGGTAGAAGTATGTAGGCTTCTTCTCCAAGGATCGTTGTATGTTTACAATCTCCGTTGCCTCGAGCGCAGGGTCGCAAAGCATACGGTTATACTCCTCGTGATGCTTCTTCCAATCGTCCGACCACTTGAGCCGACAGTACACACCCACGGCAAACATCGTGATGTTGCGGTTGTCCCTGATCTTTCCTTGTGATGCCATGACCTCGAGACAGTATGGCCCGTCGGTAAAATGCTTTCGGTCTCCACCAAATGTCAGCTTGTCTAAGTCCGCTGCGCTGACCCGTGCCTTATCGACAGCTTTCAGAAACTGCTCGAGTTCCATAGCGTTGCCCTTCTTGTCCATGGCATAACGCATAGTCTCTTCCGCATTGTAGTACGGCATGTTGATAAAGTTACCAACGTCCCCTCGTTCCGCGAGGATCTTATCTTGCTTGGGGAATATCTCGCAGCCACTGTGACCAAGGGCAATCGACATCTCTGTCAAATACTCTCGGATCAAAGCCGCAGGTTCCCAGTCTTTCAGAAACAAAAACAGGTGTGCACCACCTGACTTCGAGCGGCACAAGATCAATGGCATCTTCATTGCTTGTACCTTCTGGTTCAACGCTTCTAGGTTTAAGTCATAGGTGTCGATGTCCAATGCTCCGAACTTACAATCGTTCGAGGAGTTGATCGGAATAGAACCCACGCCTTGCTTGCCGTCGATGTGCGCCTGTATTTTTTCTTCGTCCAACGTACCATGAACCACGCGACTTTCCGCCTGGGTCTTGCCGTTCTTGCCACGTCGGCCCACGTTTGTTGTTCCGTATGCTGCATCCGAACCTCCGAACGCAGCCAACAATCTTTTTGCATCAGACATGCTTGGCTCCTGTTGAGGTTTAAACACGGTAAACTTTCTGGTGAAAACTTACCGTGCTTTGGCTACTTAAAATGGGATTTCATCATCCGCTACGGGAGCAGCAGTCTTCTCTGCTTGCTTACCCTCTGAAGCCTTAACCTCACCTGCGGCAATGCTTTGACGGAACGTCTTAGCTTCTTGATACAGGTTACGATCTTCTATCGCTCCAACCTTGGAGACAGAATAGTTGGAGTAGGTTTCGTTGCGCTTGTTGGTCTCATCCACAGTGGTGAGTTTCCAAACGGTGCTAAAGATAGGAAGGATCTGCATCTGCCCTGTCTTCGGGTTCTTCGCTTTGTTCATAGCGATCTGTGTCTTCCAACGCTTGGAGACTTTCATCGCCGTGACCTTGAAGTCTACCACCGCAGGTTCCCATCCACCTTCATCGTCTACGATCAGGCAATAGTATTCATCTGCCTTGACCAGTTGGTTGCCACTCGGAAGGATGTCCATCGTACCTTCCTTGGTAGTCTGAGTAATCACAGGATCACTTGCATCGATCTCCTGCACAAACCCACCGCCGTTCTCGCGTGTGACGAACTCGGCATACTTAGTCGTGACGTAGCAGGGAACAACATTCAAACCCTCTTCGCCGTCATAGACTGCGTTGGTCAGGGTGTTGTACATGTCACCAGACGAAAGGCCCTCGATGAACTTAGCGTCCTTCTTGTTAATCTGTGGTGACATCTGTTGTGCCAGACGAACGTATGGGATCATCAACTCACTAGCGTCAAAGGCTGCACCTTCTCCACCGTCTGCGAACATATCGTCCATTACGTCTGTGCTTAACTCTGCATTTTTCTTTTTTGCTACCGCGTTTGCCATTATACTTTCCTCTTTATCTTCGCTGTGTTGGTGATGATTGCCCCGAACATATCGAGGTCGATTGGTTTACCATTCTCAAAGCGTTCTTTTACAAACGCCTTTAATGTAGAAGGGTGAACATAGGTTTTCGTCGTAACGGGGAACCCTTTGTCTTGCAGGATACCAACGACATCTCCTGCTAGATTGTCTTGTCCCTTGCCGAAAGAACAGATGATATCGTTCTTGATGATGTCATCCAATTGATTATCTCTCAGCCATTCGAAAGCCTCTTCCCGATTACCTACGGGAATAGATGCTTGCACGATGAGCTTACGCTCCACCGATACACCGTCCACATCAAGCCGCTCAACACCCATCTCATCCATGAGATTAGGGATGCCTTCAATAGACAGCTTCTGCTTCTCAGCCTTCAAACTTTTCAAGTGTTGCTCCGTCTCCTCGATCTGTTGCTCGACGCTACGGAGTTGCCGAACCAGTTGGCTTAATTGCTTTCCAGTTCCTTCATCGACACTGGCTAACGCATCAGCCTCGTCGAACATGTCTTCAAATATCTCGGTCATTGTTACCTCCACCGTGGACCTTCGAACCACGCAACCAAAGAACGACGTATGCCTTTTGTTACGGGGTTTACTTTGTGCAGCATGTAGCTTGGGAATACCAAGACAGTGCCTTTTTCTTTGTGCCAATCAGGTAGTTTCTGATTGTGAATACCAAAGTCACCGCCCTCGTAATCGCTCGGGTCACTCAGTTGTACAGTGAGAGATATCTTACGATCATAGGGAACGTCATTGGTGAACGACACATCAACGTGCCAGTCATAATGACCCTTCTCTGATTCATGGTATTCAGTGTACTGCACATCGCAGCATCGTGTTACGTCGAATGCAAACGCTCTTCTGTTTGCCTCCTCTGCAAAACGCCACAGTCTATC